GCGGCTCATCCCAGCGTACTTAAAGTACTTTGACTAATCTATCAAGTGATAGACGTCCATCCATATGTCGGCCGAGCCCGGTACGGAACCGGGTACTCAGTACGTCGATCTCTATTTGGCTTAGAGCTTAGCTCTAAGCTTAGTAGAGAATCTTGGAGATGATACCAATCATCCTTATGAGGCCCCTCAAGGAGCCCCTGAACCAAGAGAACCCTAGATTCCCATCTATGGAGGTGTCGATTAAATCTAATCGAAGACTCATTGTAGAAGAGAGTACTAAGGCTGGACACATACTCAAATATTCCTTGAGTGTCGGGGTTGTTGCTAAGATGCAACTTCCCCAACACTTTTCGGACTGACGAGTATATGAACGACGAAGTAAACTCATAGCCCCCTTGACGAAGCCTTTTGGCCAAGTCGCAGAGACTTATGAGAGCTGAGTAGGAGTCAGTGTCGTGAACCTTCATGCGATACGGAGTAATATTGACGCCTCGATAGGCATCAACTCCACAGGATTCTCGAAAGAATCCATGTACAAAAGTCTTTTGGAGATTAGGCACCAAGCCTGCTCTATCAATTGACTTAAGTACACCAGTAACGTATTTTGAAGGAAACACGATATCGTCTCCGAAGACATAGATGTTAACACAGTCGATACCATATTGACACCGTATGCTAGCTCGAACAAGGCTGTAGAAGACTAAGCTCTCAACGGGAAATGTTAAACAATTTCCCATAGGAGCGAACTTATACAGTTTCTCAACACGATTGTCAGAATAAACGACGTGACTAGCGCGAGTAGACGCAAGGAACTGATAGGCACCTCCAAAGAGGTACTGAACCAGTCCCGAGCTAATACGATCGCTTGCATCCTTCAAATCGAGAGTACAATACTCTCGACTGAGGGAGGACTTAAGGGCCATTTGGCCATTCACTGTCTGATCCTTGAAGTTAATAAAAGGACCAATAGATGAACGGGAGATAGCTTCCTCAAGCAGACGTCGCTGACCTTGCTGGATCCAAATTGACTCAGCAGGATGCACGCAGATTAAGCGTGGACCCCGGGAATCTTTCGGGACGGCAGTAAGGCGACATACAATATCATCCTTAGACTCAATCAGATGATCTTTTTCCACCATGGTGCTATTCCAAAAAGAATAGAGGCCACAGAAGTATTGATCATAAGGGTAGAGCTGACAGATGCTATTGTAGTAGACAGAGAAACAACTCTTCTCCGATGGAATCCGGGACGGAAAAACCGCACCAGGACCATGGGAGGGGATTATGTCTCTCCAGTTGATTCTATAAATAACAGAACCAACTATAGATCGCGCCGACCGGAACAAGGGCTCTTTGGTAGCCTGGCTGTTAAACCAGGCATCCCATAAACCAACATCCAAGTCGACATCTCGAAAACTCCTTTCGGAGTCTACGATTTGTTCTGTTGACGGTTCGAACTCGGCCTTGTAACAGAATACTAGGCACTGCCTCAGGTACATCAGATCAACTGCCTCGTTTTTTGCGAGGAAGCGCTCCCAAAGCGGCGATAGCCACTCAGGGAAGATGGGCTTTTCAAGCTCATTGTTCTCAATGTACCCTAACAGCGCCTTGTCTAGCTTAGGTCCTTCAACAAGGACCCAACTCATCGGTAAGTCATCAGGGGCGCCCAATGGGCACTTAGATAACTGTGAGATGTCTGCTAGCAGGCTATAATATGTTTTAATTAACATGTTCATTAGGCTAGATAGCTTTGCCTGATCCATATATGGCCCGGGAAGAATCAAGGTTCGGATAGCCGAACTGTTGACCCAGGGCTCACAGGTGCGTACATAGAACTGTCTTCTCAATCTAATCTTAGCCACGCGTTATCTTTAAAAAGATAGAACGTGGAAACGAAGTGATGTTGAAGACAATTCTCATACATATCTGAACCATAACAGGTTTAGGCCTTTTTATAGGTTTATTACTGTTCCCCATTAACGAAAATATTCGTAATGAGGTTGAGGTTCGGTGATGTATTGTCCAGCGTCCCCATAATTCTCGCGATGACAGCAGTGACATCGCTTGATACTACGGCAGACGTTGTTGGTACGGCACAGACCAGGTATGCACTGACGGCGATTGGTTTGCCATCAGCTCCAGCCACGTACCTATCAAACCGCAGAACCGTGCGCTTGCCAGGCAATTTTGTCTGAGCATCCACATAATCCTGCGATTTAATCGTCATCACCTCGGGGAGATTAACTCCGCGAGAGATTTCGCGCCGTTCGGAGCCAGATTCATCACTGAATTTCTGGACGAACGACAGGGTACTGATTGTTAGATCATTTGTCATGTTTTTATTGAGTCAAAGGACTCGTTGAAGCTAACTTATTATTTAACAAGATTCGCCACCATTTGGTGGAGCAGTGCGGCCAAATAGGTCGCCTGCCTTTTTCCGAATCTACCGGAAGCACCAGCTATGGAGCTGATAACTACGGGTTCACGGTGGTAGAACTGAAACCATGTATTCGCAAACAACCCATTAGCCATACTCAAGTATTCTCCGGTGCGCTGCGTGACATAAGTCTCGTAACGTATCGAATAGCTCTGAGACAGACTAATATCATTGATAGACTTGGTGCTGCCCGTAAGGGCATTATCAAGCGAATCAATGATGCGGGAAGTATCGACAAACCAATCTAGCACAAAGCTGAAGGGAATTGCTTCCCACAGAGCAGAGGCAGGACCAGCTGAGATAAAGCGTTGCATAAGATAATCCAAGGAATTAAATAACCTTGTCTCATACTTAATGGCGCGATGACCTCGGACACTGCAAACAACGGAAGGGGGAGCTAATAAAATAAGCTTCCCATACCAATAGCCTGAAGTATCGGATGCGTCGGAACCGTAACCAGGCAAGTGAGTCCTATCGACAGTTATACTGCCGACAGTTCTCCCGTGCACGGTCACTTCCCGTCGAGAATCATCCACGGCCTTCTGAAAACGCCCTTTAAGGGCGCGGACAGAGTGAGCCATAGCTGACATATCTTTCACTAGAGGTGCAATACCGAACGAATATGCGAGATAAGCGTTGCTACCCGCCAATAGATACTGTTTCCAGCGTCTACTGACAAAGGGAAACTTACGTTTTCCAATAGTAACAACACCAAACTCCCGCAGCCGTTCCATTATAGTCTTAGCCAACTCAGCAGTCTGTCCAAATTCACGAATATTCGTGAAGTTATCTACTTCATTGAAGTTGTAGAAATCGTGGACAGTCTCCCTTATCAGCTGAGAATCCGACTTCGGATATGATGCCAGAAGATCAGACCACGCAGGACGCGTGGGCAAACCATACCACTTAACGTTACTATAGTTCCCCGACATTGTATATCGGTGACCAGTAGGAACGCCAGTTGCAGGGTTGAAGGTGTATCCCTCGACATAACCATTGGACTCTATAGCCCACTTGTTGATCGTGTGATGAACTGCCTTCGTGCCTCTCCCGATAGCGGGATAGTCTGTGATAGAACTGTAACCGTAGTTAGCAGGAAACCCAGCTAATGTTGGGTTGGTGGTGCCCGCTGGGCCCCACCCTCCTGTTCCCCACGTTTGATCAGTTGTCAAGATGGAGTTACCTCCACCCGTCTTTACA